AGATGTATACAGACAGACGAGATTTTTACATTCGTCCTAATGTAGTAAAAGAGCTTTGGACTGATGTAACACCATTTACAACAGTTATTGCTAATAAAAACACCGTAACAGGTATGGCTGATCCACAGTTTAAGATGTTTGAACATCGTAATCCTTGGGCAAGGCAGTATTTTCAAACTTCTACCAGTAGTGCGTTAGCGGCAGATAATGCGGCTGATACTTGGGCTGTAACCTCTGGTTCACCAGTTGGAATGGAAGGCGAAGGCGGTGATTACGCTTACAACAGTTGGATTGGACTTGAGTGTGAAGTTTGGTCAGCCTTAACACCGGGAGCTACCAAAAGAGGCGTGGTTTTAATTACTGCGGTATCAAATAGCGGAGGTAGTGCTAATTTTAGTGTTAAAAACATGGGAGATGGTGCTTTTACTCCAGCATCTGGTGACTATTTAATTGTCGTAGGTAGTGCATACGGTGAAGGTACCGTAGCTGGAACCGCTTGGGCAGACGAACTTGCAGTCGTTTACAACCAATGTCAGATCTTTAAAACACCTTTACAAATAACAGGTACTTTATTGGCATCTGCTTTAAGAGGTGAATCATCTGAGTTGGCAAGATTGCGTGATCAGAAGTCTCAAGAACACAAGATTCAAAAAGAAAGAGCGTTCTTATTTGGTCGTTCTCCTATCAACACTAGCGGTGGATTTGATGACAATTCTCTATCTGACGCTAATAGCAACGTGGTTCGTTCAACAATGGGAATTATTCCAGCAATTGAAAAGCACGGAGCAAGTAGTGGAGACGATCAGAGTCGTTTTACTATAACTGAAGCAAGTTATTCTTACAATGATTTTGTAGACGACATGGAAAAAGTATTCCAATACGTTCCTGAAGCGGGTATGAAACGTGCTTTCTGTGGACAAGGAGCATTAAGCTACTGGTCTAAGATGGCGGGTTCTTCTGGATTTGCAGGTAACTCTGGATGGACAGTTTCCCTAGGAGATATGAAAAGAGATGCCTTAGGATTTAACTACAGAATTCTTGAAACACCTCACGGTGCTTTGCAGTTAATTCCAACTCCAGTTTTACGTCAGACTTACAACAAAACAATGTTGGTTGTATCTGATGAAAATCTGTTCCATGCTCAATACAGGGCTCCAAAGTTCCAAGCAAACATCTTAACAGATGATGCATACGATGGTGTCAAAGATCAGTATATGTCTGATGAGGGTATCGGAGTTACTTTGGTAGAAAGTCACAAGTTATTCCAAATATCATAAGGGAGGTTCATTATGGCTAGACCTTATTTAAAAGGAACAAGTGCGGGTATCAAATCACTAACAGCTAGTGCAACTCTTGCAGAAGCTGACACGGGTAAAACGATTTACTTTACCCCTCCGTCAAGTGCGGGTGCTTTGGTGATTACCTTACCGGCAGTTTCTAATGTAGGGTTAGAGTTTACAATAATACAGAAAAGTGCTTATGACACATCTGCATGTAAAGTCTCCTCTGCTGAAGGAAATAACTTTGTAGGAAACTTAGATGCTCAAACGGGTACGGGTGATAACTCAGCCGGAACGGATGACTTTATTCAATGGGGATCGGCAACGGTTGCTGGTGATTGGGTAAAGTTGGTATCTGATGGCAGTAAGTGGTATGTCATTGGAAGTTCATCTAAAGTCACTACAAACGGTATGGCATTTGGTTAAAACACATAACGATGGGGGAGTTTCGGCTCCCCCAAAGTTGGGATTATGACACAAACACAATTAATAGAACTGGTTCAACAACATCACCCTGAAATGGGAGAAACCCAAATACGATTGTATTTAAACAGAGCTTTACTTGAATTCTGTCGTAAAACGAGGATTTTAAATGGACTGTATACTTTTTCTACAGTTGCTAATCAACGATACTACAATCTTGATAGCAATATATTGGAAATAACTCAAGTGGATTATGAAAACTATCCTATTCCAAGAATTAGCGGTGTGGTGGATAAAACCGATACGGATAATTAACAATGAGTGACGTAAAAACAAATGCATTAAAACACGGATGGTGGACAGAACGAGATGCGATTGCTATTGTAAAACGTTCTGAAGAAGACGACAACACAACCTATTTATCCGTAGAAGAAGCAAAAACGGTTAACATTCATGCCGTAAAGAAAGATGAAAGTTTTGTAGCCACTACAGGTACAGGAAGTGGAGGAATCCGTATGGGAGAATCTTCTGCAATACCTGAAGAATTTCATGAGGCTTTAGCGAATTACGCCATTGCAAAAGGGTATGAATTAAAACCCAGGTTAATAAGACAAGCTTCTTACTTTAAAGATTTATTTAATCAAGACGTTAGAGAAGGTAAACGATACGCAAATAAAGGGCGTGATGGTACGGCTTATTACATTCAAGGAAATGACTTTTAATGGAAGAACAATTCTTAGAAACAAGATATTGGACAGACTTAACCGATGTGTTGTGGGGAGATCAAGGGTTAGAGTGGGATGATACAACTGCTTATTCTGAAGCCACTCTTTCAACACCTTCTTATACAGAATTAACTATGAATTCAGCGTCTTTTACAGAATCAAATATTGCATCTGTTTCACATACGGAATTAAGCAATGCAGATACAACTTTTACAGAATTATGAGTTTTAAAACAGAAATAGAAGATTTAATTGGATCCGTTGGAGATGACACGCTTATCTCTAATGCAATTCAAGATATAGGATCGGAAATTGTTAATGTTTTGCCTTATGAAAAATTAATGAAAGTATGCAAAACAACCTCTATATCTGGTTCGGGTACAAATACATCTACTTTTAAAGTGTTGGCAGTAGATAAATCAGATTACTTTGCAAAAGAAATACCAAGTATGGATAAAGCTAGATATAAAAATACAGGCTCTATTTATGCGGGAAGTGACACGAGTCCTGTGTATTATTTTGAAAACCAAAGTATTTTTGTTATTGGGTCAGCTTCAAGTGGAGAAACCACAGGAACCTTACATTACGTTCCAAGAATTCCTACATCCGATGGAAGTACGGCTATTGTTCATGGAGATACAGGAACAGAAAATTTTCCAAAAGAAGCAGAGCCTTTATTGGTTACAGGGGGAGCGGTTAAGTGTTTACAAAGATTGTTGGCTGATAAATCAGCAAATTTACCTACCGATATTAATGAACCTACATTACCGGTTTCTCCTACAAGTCCAACGTTAAGTTCGAATTCAGTTACGTTTTCACAAACGGCTCCAAGTTATGTTATGCCATTATTAACTCTTGAAAATTCTAGAAGTTTAATTTCAGATTTAACTATTTTAGCTGTAAGCCCAACGGTTCCGGTGTTAACTTCAAATTCAGTAAGTTTTAACACCACTCCTCCTGTATACATTTCTCCTGTTTCTAGTCCTTCATTTGGAACGGTAGATTCATTTATATCTACAGATGAAGATATTGAATTGGCAAGTATTAAAATTCAAGAAATCAATTCTCAAATTAATGATTTTCAAGCCAATATACAGAATCAGCTAAATGTATTTAATGATGCCAATACAGAATATCAAGCTGAACTTCAAAAAGCCATTCAAAATGCTCAACTGTCTCAAAGCGATGACGTTCAAAAACTTCAAAAGTTTTCAAATGAAATACAGTTATATCAAGCACAGGTAGGAAAAGAAGTACAAGAGTATCAACAAAATACAGATGCTGATATAAGATTATGGACAGCAGAAAGACAAACGGATTTACAAAAATATAGCAACGACATACAAAACGCTTTAAATGTTTTTAATGTTGAAAATACAGAATACCAAGCCAATCTTCAGATTTCCATACAAAATGCACAATTATCGTCTCAAGATGATGCTCAATTACTGCAAAAATATTCAAGCGAAGTTCAAGATTATCAATCTGAAATAAGTTCTATTGTTCAGAAATACAATACAGATATACAGAATTACGGAGCAAAAATTCAAAAACACACAACCGATTATCAATGGAAACAAGGGCAGTATCAAATGTTGAAAGCTGAATACAATCAAGGGTTGCAATTATTAATTGGTGGTGGAATGCCACAACAACAAGGAGCTTAGTTATGAGTGTAGTTAGATGGAGTGTGAGCGTTACACCCGAAGTAACTCAACCTTTAGAAGCTGGAGGTCATCAAGAGTTTACAACATTGCATGAAGACATAGGAAGAACCCTAGGAGGTTCGGGGTCAATTACGTGGGCTGAAACTATTCAAGATAGCAATTGGGCTGCGGGGGTTCACACAGAAGAATTAGCACAAGCAACAAGTGGAAATGGAATAACAACTGCCGCTTGTGATATGTTATTTGTTAAACATTCAGGTTATCAAGATGTGGCTCACACAACGGTTTCAACAGACAGATTAGACATTAGAGATAATTCAAATCCGTCTTCGGGGAATACGATTATATCTATTGGCCCAGGAGAAGCGATCTGTTTACCAAAACCGGAAATAGTAATGTATTTATTAGCAGAAGCAAATACAGTATCTGTTGAATGGGCTGAATTAACATAAAAATTTTAACCAAGATACCCATGAGAATAGTCAAGCTCGGTAAGGTATCGTACTAAAGGAGAAACAAGATGGCTGATATTAATAAATATTCTGTAAAAGAATCTTTAAATCAATTGTTATACGATACGGCAGTAGCGGTAACACCCCACGATTCTAACGACATAACAGGAGCCCCTTATAAGGCTTTGTATGTAGGTGTTGGCGGTGATGTAAAAGTAGATATGAACGATACAGGATCTGCTATCGTGTTTAAAAATTTAGCAAGTGGTCAAATACTTCCTATTGTATTTAATCAAGTTTACGACACCGGAACTACAGCAACCAACCTTGTTGCTTTAAGATAATGCTAGGCGTTTTACGAATAGCGGTTACTCAAGTTATGCAGTCTATATACGACATAGGTTGGAGTGGCTCAGAAGGGTCTCAAGTAAAATGGGAACAGCAAACAATTAAGTGGGAAGATATGGGAGATTTAGGAGAATAATATTATGGCAACATTAACAAATAAGACAATAGCATCAACCTATACAAGTCTTTTAAAACTAGAAGGTGATACTGGCTCAACAGTAGCTGGAGCAAGTGGTGATGCAGTACAAGTTAAAACTGGAGATAATGATGCAACTCCACTATACCTTAATACAGATAGGCTAGGAATTGGAACTGCTTCTCCAGACACTAATATGCACATTCATAAGGCAAGTGCTGGTACAGTAGATACTAATGCTAACGCTCAATTTACCATTGAAAATAACGACCACAATGCTATACAATTTTTAACACCAAATAATAAAAATAATATTATTTATTTTGGCGATGTAGATGATAATGATGTGGGATTT